GGGGAAATTTGTAAATAACCTACGTGATTGCCATTCTTGGCATTTGGATTACCACCTGATTCTACTGCGCTAATTGCACATATTAAAGTTTCCCATCTTATGTCTGTACCATTGTCAATTTCTTGTGTGAATACATTCAATGCACAGACGGCGAAAGTTAGTGTTAATACTGCTTTAATTAGTGTTCTTCTTTTCATTCTAAAAATTTTGCTATTATTTAATAAAGTTTACTGGGAGCATCCCATTGGGCTGTATCTTATCGTCAAACCAATATTCCAACACAGTCCTCAGGAATTTTCTCCTATCGTCTTCGTCTTTGAACATTACCCTGATTTCGGGCAATGAGTCGAGTTGCCCCACTAGTTCGTCAATGTTTAGCGGCTTTAGTGGTTGTCCTGTCCTGTCCGCTATTGCAAAAGACTTGACTTCTGTTCCGAAACCGTTGGTATCAACATCGTCTGTCAGTTGTTTTATTATGTTGTGTTTTTTAAGCACCTCCAAAACCTTTAGCACTTTTTCTCTTGCGGGTACAAGACTCTCAGTAAGTATCTCAGAAACTATATCTTCCTGAGTTTTCTCGTTTATTATAATAACTTTTTTATTCTTCATAACAAATCATTTTCCCTTAAAATATAATTAGGGATTAAACTAAACTTTTGCAAATGTACTACTTTTTATCCTAAAAACCAAAAGAATTACAAATTTTAACATTTTGCAAAACTATTTATAAGAAAATAATTTAAGAGAATATGAGCGATATTTATAACACTTTTCCATATTACGGATATGGTACAGAAGATGGTTCTTCTTATTACAAGAAACCGCAACCAATGGATGGTGAAGCCGTAGAAAACGCCATTGATGAAAAAATAAGCGACCTTGTTGGTAATGCCCCAACCGACCTTGACACAATCGAGGAACTTGCTGCAGCGGTTCAGTCAGGAAGTGGGGACGCTTCTGATATTTATGCTAAAATTGACGAAGTTGAATCTAAAATTCCTACAACTGTAGAACAACTTAGTGATTCTGCTAATTATGCTAAAGTTTCTGATATTCCAACCAGTCTTGAAGGTCTTGACAACAACGAGACAAAATATCAGTCTGAAGATGAGGTTTCCGCTACTGTTCAAGAGGCAGTTGAAAATCTGTTTGCTTCTGTTGAATATGATGATAACGCAAAGAAAATTATCTTCAAAAATTCAGATGGGGAACAAGTTGGCGAAGTTGACGCAACTGATTTCATCAAAGACGGTATGGTAAACGGAGCAACGATTGAAAACGGTAAACTTATCGTTACATTTAATGAAGAAAGTGGAAGTGAGAATGTAGAACTTGACCTGACAGACATTTTCAACCCAAGCAACTATTATACTGCAACTGAGTGTGACAATAAGTATCAACCTAAGGGTGATTATACTACATTAGCAGAGGTTGAAGCCGAGGGTTATACTAAGTTCGATGGTGATTACGAAAGCCTTACCAACAAACCTGTAATCCCTACTGTACCAAGTAGTGTAAGTGCATTTGAAAACGACGCAAAATATACCACATTAGATGAAGTTGCAGGTGAGGGTTATAGCAAGTTTGACGGTGACTATGAAAACCTTACCAACAAACCTGTAATCCCTGTAGTTCCTGAGAACGTTAGTGAATTTACTAATGATGCAGGTTATCTTGACAAGAACACTGCCGATGGATATTATCAGCCAATCGGAAATTATCTGAACGAGAACGCTCTTAACGATTACTATACGGCAACATATATCAATGAAGTATTTGTTGATGAACAAGACTTGGCCCACACTCTTGAGAATTACACAACAGAGTCAGATATTGCAAGCACAGTTCATGACCTCGTTGTAAGGCTTAATAAACTTGAAGCACAAAATGCGGTCCTTGTAGAAAAGGGAACTGACAGTGCTGAAGATATTGCAAACATGCAGGATACCGAAAATGAGGATGTTGTTCTTGCAACCAATAGTGCAATCGAGGCATTGGCAACACCTATGACCTTCAATAGCGTAAGTATTGTTGGCGGTGAAGTTGGCGATGACACCGTAATTAACACAATTGCGAAAGACAGTGTTGATATTAATGGTCTCACTGTAAGCGGTGGATATCCAGAAGATGAAAACCACAACAGACTTGAAAACGGTAAAATCAAATATGCAACGCGTGAAATCAATATCAGCAACCTGAATATTGAACCTGGTTGTACGGTTTATAACGTATTTGAGGGTTCACAGGATATGACTGCTGACCACAGCATTGACAAGTTTACCGCAAAGAACATTACGGTTAATGACACCGATTTGGAGCACAACGTATTCAACATCTATCAGTTGAACAGTGATGCTGAGGTTCTTATTGAGGACTCAACCTTTAACCTGAATGTAGCAAAGAGTAATGTAATGCGTATCAGCAACATTACCAACGCTGAGAATGTTACGGTTACATTTAAGAACATTGACCTGACTTATGAGAACAAGCCATATACATCTGAGGATGCTGCATATGCAGGACTTGTAATCTATCAGGCTTATGGAAACGACTTAGCATTTGCTGGCGATACAAGCAAAATCGGTACTTGGACATTCAACTTCATCAATTGTCGCTATAATGGTGAAGTTCTTACAGAGAACAATTTTGGAACAATCAAGCAATTGATGTATCAGTATAAGGTGAACAACCAAGGTTGTGAAGAGCCTAATGCATTCAACGTTGTTATCTCAGCCGAGTAATCTAACCTACATAAAAAACCAAACGGGCATCAATCATGGTGTCCGTTTGTCATTTTTTGAAACATATATCTATAATTCTTATCAACTTTGTCCATTACATGATAGAGGAAAACGTTGAGATTGCCAGGACTGTCATTGTATATGATGTGTTCTGAATCAAAATCTTCTAAACATAAAGAATTTTCTGACGAGTGGGTTGATGTTATATTGTATTCGTCCATTTTGATGTAATATACTTCACCACCAATGCTTTCAATAGCGAGTTTTTCATTCGGGAATCTTACATCTGCAACAACCACACGTTTTCCCTCATCTATAAGTTTGGTTATTTTTTCAACTGTGTGTTTTATGTGCCATTGTGGGTCGTATTTACGCAAAACGTCTGTGCCAATAAACTGAAGCAATTCCCTGACAGTGGTTGTTTTCTTGTCATAGCAATTTTCAATGATGAAACCAATTGGTACATCGGTTAATTTTGAAGTACTTTCACAAAGCACCTTATGAAAAATAAGGTTGATTTCTTTATCGTTGTTTTTGTAAGAGTCAAGTTCTTCAACCGATTTTAAGCCCGTTAATTCCACACAAATTTCTTTAAGTTTGTCGGCCATTTCAACGTACACGTAACCGTAATGGTCTCTTAGGCAGTGTGAAGCCACTCCCTTTCCTGAACGCATCTTACCAGCGAAGCCTATAATCTTTTTCATTCGTTTACAAATTTATCTGCTGTTCTTTCAATTGTGTTAAGGTCTTTAAGGATGTTTGCAAGTTTTGCGGTATCTTTCGGATAAATCTTGTTGTCTTTCACAATATTTCTGTCAAAAGATACTTGGGTTATTTTTGGTTCGTGGATAACCCTTTTGATTCCACAGGCCTTTAATGTTTCTTCGTCAGGTAAAAGATGGTCTCTTATATTGTCAAAAACATAGGACTTTGCTGTTGCTCTATTTTCTTTTACAAGGTCTCTAAGCGTTTTTTCTTTGCCATCAATTATAGTGTCTAGTGTAATTGCATTGTCAAAATATACATCCATATTATTATTGTTTTTGGCAAATATACTACATTTTTTAGATAAAAACAAAGAAAAACCTGATTTGCACCAGATTTTTCCTTATTTTATTACTATTTAGAATAGGTTGTCACACCTAATGTAGTAGATGAGCGAAGACAGAAGCCTTGCACATTAAGGTGTTAGGCAACCTTTTTTCTTTTAAGGATACTGTCAACGTATTTTCTGTCTATTGTAATGTTTTCGCCCCTTTTCCCTGACATCTCGAAACAAAGGTTGTTAAGTATCTTCTCAATGATACCACGCAAACCTCTTGCGCCGATTTTCAATGACAATGCCATTTCCGCAATGGACTCAATCGCCCCATCCGTGAAATGTATGTCATTGTTATCCATTTGAAAAAGTTTTTGATACTGCTTTATAATACAGTTTTTAGGCTCTTTAATAATGCGTATCAAATCTTCCTTTGTGAGGTCATTGGTGTATGTTACAACAGGAAAGCGGCCAAGGAGTTCAGGGATAATTCCAAATGATTTGATGTCTTCTTGCGTTACATTGGACAGAATATTCTCCTCTTCGACATTTTCTGTTGTTCCTTGAATAAAACCACACGTTCTTGTGTTAAGTCTTCGTTCAATGATTTTCTCAATACCCTCAAAAGAACCCATACCGATGAATAGGATGTTGCTCGTGTCTACATAAAGTAATTCCTGTTCTGGGTGTTTTCTTCCTCCGTTTGGCGGAACTCCGATAATCCCACCTTCTACAATCTTTAAAAGTCCCTGTTGGACGCCCTCTCCACTCACGTCTCGTGTGATAGATGGATTGTCACCCTTTCTTCCAATCTTATCAATTTCGTCCAGAATAATAATGCCTTCTTGTGCTCTATTAACGTCCATGTCGGCTTCACGCAACAAGCCAAGAATGACGTTCTCAACGTCCTCACCAACATAACCCGCTTGTGTTAATTTGGTAGTATCCGCAATATAGCAAGGTATGTTAAGGTGTTTAGCAATCTGCTTAATCATGTATGTCTTTCCTGTACCTGTTTTTCCAAGCAAAAGTATATTTGATTTGTCAAGGGTAATGTTCTTGTTTTCCTCGAACTCCTCGTCACCAACAATTTTATACTCCGTGATTGCCAACTTCGGCATTTCTATAAACTGTTCTTCGGTTATTTCCACACCTGTCTTTTTATTGACTATCTTGTACTTACCAGGAAATGCCTTATATACGTTCCATAAAACCCGCCTTTGATGGTTACATACAGCAACCGACAACGTTTTCTTTGCCTCGTCTTGTCCAATGACATATTCATTGAGCATGTCATAGACTTCTTTTGGATTGTAAATTTTCCGAGGGTTGTACATCTCTTCTGTCTCCGTTTTCTTTTTCTTTGCCATATTTCAAAATTTTATTGTGCAAAGGTACTACATAATTTTCAAACTAACAAATATTTAGATATTTATTTTTGTTAAAAAACATTAAAAATAAGATATGTATTTGACTGAATGGTATTTTCCCGACAATTTTGAAAACATGCCCGACCCGATAAAACTGTATCATGGAACAAGAATGGATTTCATGGACAGGATTGTTGAAACAGGTGTGATTTCTGCAAGTCTTGGTGGTCAACACGGGGAGACTTATGGCGTTAATTGGTTTACTATCAATAGTGAACCGTCATTTGGTACGGGAACATGTTTTTCAATTGAAGTACCTAAGGCAGAGTTTGAGAATGGTTTATTTAGTTTTGAGAACAATTCTGAGGTAACAGCAAAACAACGTGAATTGCCTATTGAAAAATACAATATGAGAATAGAGGAACTTGACGGGTTTCCAACATCATATTTTGTGAAGATGTTCAAGAAATGCGGAAGTGACATATGGGAATTTGAAAATACCATGTGTGGGCTTGAAGGAATAAGAAGCCATACACATGACGCTGGTTTCCAACTTTCAATGCCTTCCATACGTTATATTTTGGAACAGGAATTTGGTAAAGGAATAACAAAACCTTATTACGACTTTATGAACGAAAGCATTAAAAGAAAAAAGTTAAACGAGTGGTTGGATGAGGTTGAGGCAGAAGATTTGAACCTTGATTCATTCAAAGTGAGGGGCGAATTGCAGCCCGACATATGGATTAACGGAAAGATAAACTCAGAAGTTAGAAAACGCCTACTTGAAATTGCACACGACTTCTATGACAGTCTTGAAATAAAATGGTCAAGACCACTTGATGTGCTTATCACAGGGTCACTTGCAAATTACAATTGGTCTGAATATTCTGATATTGACCTTCATTTGGTTTTGAATTTTTCAGAAGTTTATGACGATACAGAACTGCTTGAAGATTATTTCAAGGCAAAAAAGGACTTATGGAATAATGACCATGAAAACCTGAAAATATATGGTTTCCCCGTTGAGGTCTATATGGAAGATACGGCAGACCCACCAAAGTCAGCAGGTAAATTCTCATTGTTCAAAAACGAATGGATTGAAGAACCTAAAGACCTGAGCGATGCAAAACTCAATGAGGATTTTATAAAGTCTGAGGCTGCAAAGATTATGACCAAGATTGACGATTTGAGAGAATCAGAGGAAAATCCAAGGTCTATATATAATAAATGTGACCGTATTTTCGAGTACATGAAAGACATAAGAAAGAAAGGTCTTGAAACTGAGGCGGCTGAAATGAGTTCAGGAAACATCATTTGGAAAGTGTTAAGGCGTGAAGGCTATATTGACAAACTCGTTGATATAATGGTGGATGCTTATGACAGTGGAAAATCAATACAATAGGTTGAAATTATCGACTTTAATCACTATTTATAATTAAAATAACTATAGTTACACATTTAATGATATGAGTAAGAATTTAGAAAATGAAATAAAAACCATGCAGCGTCTTATCAATTACGGTACAGACAACAAGGTTAATGAGAACAAATCTACCGGCACGGTGGTTGAATATCAAACCAAGGCTGCTGATGGCAAAACCTATGGCATTATTCGCGAATGTAACAAATTCTACATCAAGGTGGCACCAAAGAAAGATACTGAGGTTCTTGCTGAAGATTTCGATTACATTGGCGGTTTCAACAACAAGAGGTTCAACGAGTACGGAACGTACACGATGGCTTCAAAGCAACTTGACCTGAAACTCAAGAGCATCAACGAGGCTTGCAACTCAAAGATTGAGACAAGTCAATTCAATAAACAAGAATCTGCTGAATGGCAAATTAACGAGACCAAGGAAATGCGTCAAGATATCGACAGATTCTACGAACTGATGAATAATGTGAGCGCAATCCTTAAAGAGGATACTGCAAAGCACACAATTCCTGAAGCGCCAGGCAGGGCGAGTGTCGGTGATAAGGACGTGAGTACACCATTTGAAGTTCCTGCAACGGCAGACGGACACAAGGAGGTGAACCCAAAACAGGTTAACCACGAAAAGAGCGGAATTCCATATGACAATCAGCCAAAGATTGATATGCAGTCCGATAAGAAGCCAAAAACTCCAGGTGATAATGGCGTTCCTTATAGCAAGAAACCTGAGTTCGGCCCGAAATTCGACTCAAAGGATGCGGTTGCTAAACAAAACCCAAGCGGGGGCAAGGTAACAAGAGCAGATGAAAGTGTAGGTAGAACTGTTAAACTTACAGAAGAGCAAGTACTTGCTTGGAGCAAGAACAAGAACTACATGGACAAATCTCACGGAACTGAAATCGGTGACAGTGCGCCTTTCACTGATGAAGTAAATCCAGAAAAGGAAAATGACCGCAACATCAACACCGAGTATCACGTTAACGAAGAGGTTGCGATGCATATAACCGACAATCAGAACAAGCCGACACCTGGTACAGGTTACGCACAAAGCAAAACCGAACCGTTCGACGATGAGGTTAAATCAGTAAATGAAATGACCGAAGATGGTGGTGAGCAGATGCTGAATGACGAGTATGATATCGAGTTGGATTTGGGTGACGAGCCAGAAGATGAAATTGGTACAGACCCAATTCTTAATGACCCTAATTTCGGGCATGAGACAATCGACACCCTGCTTGATGCTGAAGATGATTATCCATTCGATGAGGGTATAAATCGTGATAACCGTAGAGTGAACGAAGAAATGGTTCTTAACGACTTTGGTAAGCACCCTGCTTATCAGAAAGAAGTTATGACCCTGCCACCTAACAAGGAAATTAACCGTTGGGGTCGTGATTGGAACGATGACTCAACTAAGGGCGATGAACCTTATGGACGCAAGATTGGAGATTCTGCCCCATTCACTGAAAAGGTTGTTGATATGATTACCGATGCTGTTATGGCGCGTTTCTCTAAAAAAAAAGTCTGAGTGAAAAGAAGGTTCTAAAAGTGCCCAAAAGGTATCCTTCAATGCCGATGGACACTTATGAAGAGCCACCAATGGACAGTGGATTTGATGGTGGAATGATGGACGGCGGAGGTATGGGTGAGGGAGACCCAAACATGCCTGTTATGGATGACGGTTCATTGCCTATGGACGGACAAAACCAGTTTGACAGCAATTTTGACCCAGGGGTTGAGGCTGATGAGGAACAAGACCCTAAGAGGTTCATCCAACAACTGACGGGAAAACTGTCACAGTCGTTACGTGAATACAATGAAGGTTTGCCACAGCCTGATACTGATTTAGGGAAATATGTAGCTGGTATGATAGTCAAACAGGCGATTGAAGGTATGTCGCAAGAGGATAAAACGGATGTGCTTAACAAAATTAATAATGATGAGCAACCGCAAGAACCACAAGGTGATGAAATGCCACAACAAGACATGCCAATGGATAATGGGGAGATGGGCGGAATGCCACCGATGGATAATAGTGGCGGTCAACAAATGGAATCGGTTGAAAGACCGGGACTTGAAAGAAAAGACCCCGATGAAATTGAGCCAATGAAGAAAAGGTCAAGGAAATCTTACAGAACTTCTCCATTTATTTCAAAATTTTAATAATGCCATAACAAAAACAGAAACCACGATAACCTCGTGGTTTTTGTTGCTTTAACACTATTTATTGTAAAAACACATATTATTATGGGTAGAGTATTTAAACTAACAGAAGAACAATACAGAAAAGCATTGGAAGAACAGGTTGTTGATAGTGTAGGAAACATATCAACTACAGGCAAACCTAAACAGGTTATTCCTGTTGAGAAAACAAACACAAACTCATTGGATAATAGTTTTAAGACCGCTCAATCTAAACTAAAAAACCCAAACGACCCAGATACACAATTTGTAATCGTGGACAAAACAAACAATGGGTTAAATACGGAATCATATGTAATTTCAAGAAGTGACCTGTCTGAGCGCAGGCGAAAAATCATTGAACAAAATACGAAGTCATATTCCGTTGAGGAATTTTTAAACATGATTAACAAGTAATGGAAAACTTACCAAAACATATTCTTAAGGCAATAAGCAATAACAAAACCTCCATAGGTGAACATCCCGCACTTCCGCCAGATGATGAGGAAAAATTCTTGGTGCATGTGCTCACGAAACACTATAACGAGTTGTTGGAGGAGGTTGGCAGTGGTGATGTGGGTTTGCTTAAAAAGGAATTGAGCAAACTCCTTTCCGCTTGTCTTAAACATGAAAAGGCATCACAGAACGCGTTGGAAAAACTTGCAGGACGTGTTATCTGTGACGTGTTCAATATACCTAATGATACGGTTGATATACATACAACGTTAACCAATGAGATTGACACGTCAAACCAACGAATGTTTCCAGAAAGGACAGAGGACTATTCATTTGACAACATCAAGGATATGAACAGCCTCACTGATGAGATTTACAAAAGAAGAATGTTGAACTGCTTGATTGCTGGAACTGCAATGCGTTATGCGAATGACATAACACTGTATATACAGGAACTGTTCAAAATCAACCCAGAACTTCCTTTGCTTTACAGAAAGATATTAAGCATAAACAGTCTGTTGCTTTATGTTGAACCCGATTCTGTTGACGGAAACGAGTGTACTGAGGGTGGTTCTGTTGATGTGACCATAACTTCACAAGATGAGATGCCTGTAATAGACGCAAAGGCAATCATTTTCCCGATACTTGTCGAAGAAACAATAAAAGGAATACTTGAACTTGTAATCTCACAAGGTTTGCCCGATGACAGGGAAAAAGCAAAATACGTCATGCAGAAAGCAGATTTCAAACTTGCTGAGGTTTGGGACTTGCGTTTGGGTTTGCCGTTGGCTGACCGTATATTCGGTATAATCGAAGAAGACGTTGAACCCACATTCCTGTTTATGGAACTCGCCAAGATGAAGGTAAAGGACTTCAATGAAGCGATGCAAGAGGTGCTTGCGGGAACAAAGGAAGGACGTGAGTTTATCAACGGTCTCGTTTCAAAAATAAACAGGAAGAAGAAACTTGACGATTTTGAGGATTACATTCAGATGAAGAACAGCAAGTACCCGTTGGAGGATGAGTTTTTCCATGGGGAAGATATATTAATGAATAATTAAATTTAGTATGAACATACAGGAAGAATACCTTAAATGTTGTGCCGATAAGACAAGAAAATACTTTATCGAGAATTACCTTTCAACCTTTAATGCGGATGAGAGGAAAGAAGTTCCGTTTAAGTTATTCCCTAGACAGATAGAACTGCTTAAAAGTTTTGTAAACTATTCAAATACGGTTGCAGTAAAGCACCGTCAAGCGGGTATCACAACCGTAGCAAGCGCGTGGGTTACAGGTCAATGCGTGTTTGCTTCAAAGAAATCACCTGAGACGGTATTGTGCATCGGAAATAAATTGGACATTTCACAACAGTTGCTTGAAAAGATGGGTGTTTTCCTTGACCAAGTTCCGAGATGGTTTTGGGGTAATGAATTTTGGTCTTCTGACCCAAACAGCCCCAAAAACAGGAAATCAATCTATAAGGCAAGGAACAAGCAGTACATAGAACTTTTTAACGGATGCAGGATATATGCACGTTCTTCTGGCGAAAACGCTGCCCGTGGTATCTCTGCGGTTTCAATTCTAATCTTCGACGAGGCCGCATTTATTCAGAACGGTTTGTCGGTTTATGCACAGGCTGTTGCAGCAACCGCTTCAGTTAGGGACGCAAAAATCCTTATGATTTCAACCCCAAACGGTAAAGACCAACTCTATTACAGGACTTATTCAAAAGCAATTAAGAAAGAAAATAACTATCATTCAGTTGAATTCAAATGGTTTCAGGACTTGCGTTATAACAGAAATCTTAAGTGGTATAAGAGAAACAAGGAAACAGGACAAATTGAGTGGTTTTATGAAAAAGTACTTGATAGGCTTGGTAATATCGAATACAATGAAGAGCATTGGAGAAAAATGGAGCAAGACGGGTGGACGCCAACTTCACCATGGTTCGAGGACATGTGCAAGACGTTCAACGGTGACGAGATTAAGATTGCTCAGGAGTTGGAGGTTTCGTTCCTTGGTTCTTCGGACAACGTTATCTCACCAGAAGTCATTGAGATGCAACTAAAGATGAACGTTAGGGTGCTGCCTGATGATTGGAACTTGCGAGATGAGTTCGTGAAGGAGACTTGGATATGGAAAGACCCCGTACCTGGACATAGGTACATATGTGCCGTTGACCCTTCTTCGGGTGCGGCAGACGATAGAACCGCTATCGAAATATTTGACGTTGACGCACTTGACGAAAACGGTTTTCCGTGTGTTGAACAGGTTTTGGAGTACTACGGAAAAAAGACGGGTGACGAAATCGGTGAAATGGTTTCGCTGTATGCCATGACATACAACGAGGCGTTGGTCGTGGTTGAGTGTATCGGTGGCTATGGTGATGCCACGGTGCTTACTCTTCAAAGGCTGAACTATCCAAACCTGTACTATGAACAGCCAAGTCTTAAGAGTTACACTATTGAACGTGCTTATTCGAAATTTAATTTGAAACCAGGAGACCAGTTGCCAGGTTTCAGAAATAATGCTTTGCGTACACAGATGATTCAGTCATTCATAACGGTAGTTAAAGAAAACGTCTTTAAAATACGTTCAATGCGCGTTATCAATGAAATGGAGACGTGGGTTTACAAAAACGGAAGACCTGACCACATGGATGGCTGTCACGATGACTCATTAACATGTCTGTCTATGGGTGTATTCATCATGAACTACTTCCTTTTAAAGAACGAGAGAGATAAGTCAAAGGACATGACAATCGTCAAGTCGTGGTATGTAAACAACACAAGGAACTCGAATCTTCCAAAACACCAATTAGAGACTTCCGTCAATATGGCGATTGAAAGAAAGATGCCGTTTTTCAGCAGCCGACAGATTGAGGAGGAAGAAACGAGAAGAATAAATGCCATGATTTTGCTTGGCGGTTTCAGAAAACGTTGAACACGTGGCTAAAAACCATTATTATTATAAAAACAATTGTTAAACAATGGCTAATAAAAAACCTACAATATTTCAGAAACTGAGTTATGTACTTGGTGGAAATTCAGGTCTTACCAACCTGAGAAATAACGTCAACATATATGACCTGAAAGACAGTGACGTTCTTTTCAAGACGAAAGACCGCGCCGAGTTTGAAAGGAAAACGCTTGAACTGAAGCAGCAGAAACTTCTTGCTAACCAATGGAGAAGAGCACAGTTGGATTTGAACAACAAATCATTGGCAGGTCTTAACGAGGTTAAGATGATGTACCGTGACGCAGACCTTATGGACACGTTCCCTGAGATTGGTGCGGCACTTGACATTGTTTCAGAAGAAGCAACATACATTAAGAATCAAGGCTTCATGGTTAACGTTTCCTCAAAGTCTGAGCGCATCAAGTCAATACTTCAAGACCTTCTTGTAAACAGACTTATGATTAACACGATGCTTCCAATGATTTGCCGAAGCATGTGCAAGTACGGAAACAGTTTCATGCTTCTTAACGTCACTTCGGACAACGGAATCATTGGTTGGAAACAGTTACCTGTGTATGAAATTGAACGCTATGAGAGCGGTATGGAGAACCCGTATGTAGGCGGTTTTGCGTCAATGGCATCAAATGTGAATGAAAAAACGTTTGACTCAACTAAGTTCCTTTGGGTTGAGCAGACAACGTACACGACATACCCAAACTGGCAGATTGCGCACTTCCGTTTGCTTTATGATTCACTGTTTCTACCATACGGCGTAAGTTTCCTTCATAAGGCAAGAAGGCATTTCAGGATGCTTTCAATGATGGAGGACATGATGCTAATTTACCGTCTTGAACGCTCAATCGAAAGACGTGTATTCAAGATTAACGTAGGTGCTATTGACGAGGCAGACGTTCCCGCATACGTTCAGGAAATCGCAAACAACTTCAAGAGAACGCCTATTGTTGACCCTCAGACAGGACAACTTGACTTAAGGAAGAACCTGCTTAACGTCTCAGAGGATTACTTCATTCCTGTTCGAGACGAAAACGCTGCCAACCCGATTGACACATTGCAAGGTGCACAAAACATGACTGCAATGGACGATATCAAGTTTGTTCAAGATAAGGTTATGACCGCATTGAGAGTACCCAAGTCATTCCTTAACTTCGAGGAAGCACAAGGTGACGGTAAGAATCTTTCACTTATGGATGTTAGGTTTACAAGAACAGTAAACCGCATTCAACAGGCATTGCTTATGGAACTGAACAAAGTTTGCGTAATTCACCTATATCTTCTTGGTTTCAAGGATGATTTGATGAATTTCTCATTGACAATGAACAATCCGTCATCACAGGCAGAGATGCTTGAAATTGAAAACATGGCAAAGAAAGTCACAACCGCAAAGGATGCTATGACAGACGGTGGTAATGGAATACCTTTGATGTCAGCAACAAGGGCTTGGAAAGAAATCATGGGATGGTCTGATAAGGAAATACAGGATAACCTTGAAGAATTGCGTCTTGAACGTGCTCTTGCTGCAGAACTTGAAAAGACCGAACAGATTATCAAGAGAACCAAGATATTTGACCCCGTTGATAACATTTACGGCGAAATCGGTGCAGATTACGGAAATTCGGGTAACATGGAAGAAGGCGGCCAGGAAGGCGGAGGAGGCGGCTTCGCTGGTGGCGGAGGTGCTTTTGACATCGGAATGGAAGATACTGCAGGTGATGATATGGGTGCTGAAGGTGAGATGGATATGAACGACGCGGTTGGTGAAGAAGAAGCAATGGGTGGTGCAAATCCCGAAGAAGGTGGTGGGGAGGAAAACAGTCCAATGGGTGAAACACAAATGAAGAAAATGCTTAAAAACATGCTGAACGAGCAAAAGTCAATAAACAACGGAAAACGCAGCAAGCGTTCAAGAAAAGGCTTTGCTGATTTGCTGATGAAGAAAATCACGGAAGAAAAGCAGACGGAGAAAAATAGAACTGAAAACATCCCAATTCTCGACAATAATTTCCTAATCAATGAGGATTTGAACAACATAGCGAAAGAACTTGACAAGATTACGAGCAACGGGGAAGAATAAACTATTTATAGTTAAATAAACACAAAGTAACGTAAACAAAATGGCATATAACGACAAATACGAACAGCTACGTCATGAACTTAGCGTACTTGCGCAACAGGCATTAGAGAAACTTCAGACAGATGATTACGAAGGATTCAAGAGCAATTGGGACGAGGCAAACAAAAAGAAAGAGGAACTTGACGCGTACATGGGAAGCGAAAGCGGTGTCATGGAAATGAAATATGGCCATAACCTTAATATGGGTATTATCATGGAAGTGATACTTAAAAACATGTCACAAAGTATGAATGAAGGTGATAGGTCAAAGGCCAAGCAAATCGGAAAAATTATAACAAAAATTCAAAACGATAAAGTCCTGTTTGAACAATTTAAGGTTTATAACGGTTTGACAAATAAAGAAATTTGGAATGGAGTAAATCCAGAACTTTCTGAAAAATATGTCAATGAGGTAGTTTCCTCAATTACCCCCATGAACAAGAAAGACGCAAAATCACATAACAGGGAACTTATTGAAATGATTGTAAAAGGAAACCTTGATGAAAACGTGATGATTGATGACGAGACAATTAACCTTTATGAGTCAATCGAATGTCTGTTGTTCAAAAGAAACACTTTCTCAGACCTTAACAAACTTACCGAGGCAAAGGAAAACATCTCACAATATCTCCGTGAATATGTAATTACAGAGAAAAAAGAAACCACTGATTTTAACGCAAAACTTTCTGAATTGTCTGAAAAATATGATAAGGAACTTAACGATGATGAAAAACAACTTATTGAAAAAGTTCAAAATTGTAAAGATAAAGAAAAGATGTTTAACGACTATAAGACAAAAACCATCAGTACGCTTTCAGAAAGCATGAAAAAGTATGAAGGAAACGATAAAGCAGAACTTCAGGAGGTAATTAATAACATTAACGAAAAGAAATTCAACGAAAAAACAATACTTGTTGATTTAGCGGAAATGATTGAGGTTATGAATGTGATGAAAGATTAAGTCTTAAAAAACTTAGGTATCAATAAAATGCGGTCAAATAAGGCTGCATTTTATTTGTTTATAACATATTTATAAGAAAAAAGATAAAAAATTATGTCCACAACATATAAACTTGAACAGTTGAACGAAATAAAGGCAGGTCAAACGGGATTTGGTCTGCTTATTGAGAATGATGGGCACATTATAGGTCACAAAGACACAATTCTTCAAATCAAGGAGGATATTGCACACCATGACAAGTTCGTCATTCCAGATGATTTCATTGTTTCTGCTGTTTTTCAGAAATACGGTGTTAAGAATGCTAATGGAAGAATTTATCCAGAAGCAATCCTAAAACGTGAGGTACAAAAGTATCTTGAAAACCAAATTGCAATGCATACTTCTGTAAGTGCGTTAGACCATCCAAGTTCTTCAAGTCTTTCTGGTCATGATGTCGCACATAGGATTCTTGACCTGAGATGGGAGGGTCATACACTTGTCGGTGAAATGAAATTACATTTATCACCAGGTTACAAACGTTACGGTGTAATATCAACAAGCGGTGATAAAGTTGCCAATTTGATACTTGATGATATTCGTGTGGGTGTTTCTTCAAGAGCAGTAGGGAGTGTTGAAGATAAGTTCGGAACACTTATGGTAGGCGATGACCTTGAACTAATTTGTTTTGACAACGTGCTTGAGCCAAGTACACCAAACGCTTGGTGCGCGACAGACCCGAAAGAACTTCAACAGTACATTGAAAGTGACAATTCAAGAAGAGGGGAAGAGCTTAACGAGAAAATAACGAAGATAAAAAGCATATTATTATGAAAAAGATAAGGTTAAATGAGGACACAATAAGAAAAAGTGTAAGAGAATCCATTAGAAAGTTGCTGAGAGAGTCTGATAATGAAGAACGGATTGCATATGAAAACTTAATAAAAGCAATTGAGGATATGCAAAATATTCTCTCTACTGAATATGATGACCCTAAAGCGACTGACTGTTATGAACTTTTAATGAACGTTGAGGATGAATTACGTCGTTTCTTCAGTGATGATGATATAGGAAAACTTAAATGGGAACCAGTTGGATATGGCTATGATGCACTTGCATAGTATGTTTTTTGAATTATTTAAAGCCGTAAACAATTAAAATACCTAACTTTTGCAAAATTAACTATATTTATATTTAAAATAAAGTCTTGAAAAAATAAGTCTAACATGGCAAAAAATATCAGAAGTAACTATATCAAGAATCTCATGGCTGACAAAGAGACCATGGACGCAACACTGCGTGAATCAACAAAGGATGCCTTAAAGGACATTGTTGACGAGGCTGTGAACAAAAACCTGCGTTCACTGATTTCTGAGGCAGAGGATGATTATGACGAGGAAGAGGCTAATCCACAGGATGAACTTGAAAATGCTTCAACTGATGACAAGAAAGACGAAGGAGGAAAGGGTGACAACCCATTCGCTGATGACAATGCTGGTGATGGAGAAGAAGGTGAAAAATCTTCCGACAGCAAAACCGAAATCGGTGATGAAGGCGAAGGCGGTGATGCCGAAATCAGTGCTGCAGTCGATGACGAAGAAGGCGCTGGAGATGATGTCTGGGATTCAATTGAACAATACAAGGACGTTGACGGTGAGTATGACCTGACAGGTATGGGAAGTGAAGACGTTGTCAAGGTTCTGCGTGTCATGAAACCAGAAGACGGCATTCGTGTCGTTAAGAACGGTGACGAGATTACGCTTACTGACGATAACGCAGATACAGAGTATATCATCCAAATTGAGGAAGACGAACCCAAAGAAGATGACTTTGAGTACGAAATTGAAATTGGTGACGGCGATGGAATGGAAGAATCTTACAGCCGCATCAATGAATACGATAGCCACGTTGGTTATACCGACAACTATCAGAAACAAACCGCAATGACTACACCACCTAACAACGAACCCGCTAATCCGAAGAGCACTTATTCAATGGATGCAGGTGTGCCAAAGGGAACTGAAAAGCCTTGGGCAGGTAATGGTGATGACAGTCCATACACCGAGAAACCCGTGAACGAGGGTGAAGGATGCATTGGTGAAGAAGAGCAACTTGATGAACACAGTGGCCCAGAAGGCTTTGTTGGAAAAAACTCAACGGTTAAAACCCACCACAACACCAATCAAGTGCCTGAAACACCAAGAAACGGTAGTGAAGGTGGTGTTCACGTTAAACCTACAAGCGTTGCACGTTATTCAAATTCAAACGAGTCTTTGAGGAGAAAAGCAAACATCGTTTTCAACGAGAACAAGCAACTCAAAGAAATTGCGGGACAAATCAAGGAACGTCTTCAAGAGGCTTGCACAATCAATGCCAGTCTTGGTAAAATCATCAAACTGATTACCGAGAACACAACAACCAGAGAAGAGAAGATTGATATCGTTAACCGTTTCAATGACGTTAAGTCAATCGCAGAAACCAACAAACTGTATGAGACCATTACAAGGGAACTGCAGAATGCACACCCAATCAACAACAGCGTTGATAACGCTTTGAAAGGTCAGCAGTTGGCAGAATCAAAGAGACAGGCAATCGTTGAGACATCAATGTATCAGTCTGATGATTTGAATGAAACCATTGATTTCATGAGAAGGCTTGACAAAATCAAAAAGTAATAAATAAAATTAGAAAGGTTTTTTAAAAATATATTATGAGAGAACTTTTAACATCAGGTGCAGTAGGTAACATTGAACTTAATGCACAAAAGAAAATCCGCCAAGATATCCAAGAGCGTTGGCAAAAGCTTCACCTCGTGGATGGTCTGCAGGGTCACATTCAGGAAACTGTTGCTACCCTGTACGAGAATCAGGCAAAGCACCTCATCAGTGAGGCAACAACCGCAGACAACTCAGGTTCATTCGAGACCGTTGTATTCCCTCTGATTCGTCGTATATTCAGCAAGTTGCTTGCTAACGACATCGTATCAGTACAGGCTATGAACCTTCCTATTGGTAAACTGTTCTTCATCAAGCCCGTCACCTCTGAGAGGAAGTGGGAATTCGATGACCCAGAAAAGCTTACCGACGGAGACAAAGGTTCACACGTTGGCCTTATGGGTTACACCCGTCGTAATCGTCACCAGAACGGTGAGGCATGTGAGGCTAAGAACCCTGACACACGTTTCGGAGAGGGAACTAACTACATCAATGACGTTGTAGACGGAGACGGTTTACATGTTGAGCGCAACAGTGGAGACCGCACTTGGAAGAATTACAACCGTTACAGTCTGCCCGACGAGGTTGTAGAACCAGTTCAAATGAGCGAGTACGATAGCCTTCCTATGGTTACTACCTATATGAAGAAATCTCTGTACGACCTGTTCTACGAGGACTTCCTGTTCGACAACTCAAAGGGTAAGGTTCACATCAAGGTTGGTAGCGCAAAGGTCGTTACTCTTATGCCTGACGGAAGCGCATATGAACTTGCTGACTTCACAGAAGAAGGCAAAAAGAAACTCATCAACGCTTATGACGGTTCAATCAGTTCGCTTATGCTTGAGGTAACTGGTTTCAGTTCATACAACGCTGGCCGCTTGACTGGCCCTGACGGAAACGAAATGGACACCGAGGCTTTCCTTGCTTCAATGAAGGTTATCGTTAATAATGACATCGATGGTGGTGACGAGTTCACTTCTTTCAGAGCAGGTGAATCAATCCACTTCCGCGTTGTTACTCAGAAATACGGTGCAGGTATGGTTGACTATGACAGCCCTTGCGACGCAAGAGGAAAAATGTACATCGAACTTGACCTGACCAAACCTGTTAAGGAAGCTGGTAAGACCGTTCTTGGATACATTGGTATCAACCCTGACGCAATCACAGAAGACTTCGAACCTGACACCATGTTTACT